ACAAAAAGCAAGCCAGATAACCCCGATAGTTGAGCAGTTGTCGGAAGGTATGTCGGAGTTCAACGTCAACCTGTGCAAGAGCGCAGCGTTGTATGAAATTTTAGGGCTGAACGACAAAGAGTTCGGTGAGTCGCTAGCGGAGGTCGTGAACAATGAGCGTGTATGATTTTAAATTGCATGAGTTGCAGACGTTGTTAAACAGCTTTGCAATCGAAGAAGCGTCGAAAGCCGGTAAGAAGATAACTTTTGGTATCAAACTGTTGGCGCAAGGCGTGGGCGTAGATTACGCCACCATGAAAGGACTGATCTACGGCACAATTAAAAAGCCGTCCGAGCGAACGTTGGGCCGCATCTATGCGTACTTGCAGAAGCTGGACGATTGGGTGCTCGACGGCAGCGACGATCCGGTTCCGGAGCTAACTATTTATACGCCCGCCGAAAAAAATGCGGCAAAACTAAAAGCCCGCGCAAGTCTCAAAGACCGCTTGGAAGTTGCGCCGGTTGCCAAAGGCACCGCTTTGTTGGTCACGGAAGACGAACTTGCAATGCTGGTAGGTTTGTTACAAGCCGCCGAGTCTAATATTCACGATGACTGCGCTCAATGGGAGGCTGATGCGGAGCATGAGTGGAGACATGAAGTTAGCACCGCTAGTTATCAGGCGCTGTATCGTCAGGAAGGTCTTTTGAAGCGGTTAAGAAAAAAGATTGAGTCGCAATCCCCGTGTCAATTTAAGTTTGACGTTGAGCTACAATCAACGGTTCCCGTGAAACTTTTGACTGTTTAGTATTGACAGCCTTAAAAGTTTTAAATCAAGATGATTTAGACCAGAGCAGAAACCTAACTGCTTAACATCAGGGTTCCCGTCCTCTGGGTCGCAGGCGGGATTAGACCGAGGGCTTTCCAATGTCCTATTAGCGTGTTCCCGTCCGCGTGGTCGATAGGCGGGACTAATTTGGCCCATCGCAGAGCAAATCTAACGTGTTCTGCGTATTTTCCAAAGGGGGTTAGCGGTGGGATCACCTTGAGAATCAAGTGAAATGAATAGTGTAGGGCCAAATGTTTCAAAAACATGTACGGGCACTAATTTTACTCTCCACCGCACTTTTAACTACTAAGGAGGACCAATGGATTCTAAGTTCTTAGCCGCGATCCGCGCACAAGACACTCATCTCAAAAACCTTTCTGGCTACGAAGCAGAACGTAAACAATTTTCTCGCTTACGCTTTAAGAAAGCCATAACTGACGATGACATCAGAGACGTACATCGATTTTTTAAAAACAAGCGCACCAAGCCTCAGATTGTTAGGGACACGGGGCTATCGGGCCACACTGTCTACAACATCCTTCGGCGCTACGTTGTTCAAAACAACCGAATAATCCGATTATTGCTAGAAGAAACGAACTAAAGGACTTTCATATGACATCAATAAAGCTGACCGTAAACGTTAAACCGCCGCAAGGCGAGTACTACGTGCGAATTTCTGCAACACGGGAAACGGACGTTATTGTGCGTGCGGATTCGATGGAAGAAGCCCGCGATACGGTAACCAGCGGAGGTGCAATGGATTTAATTCGCATGTGGAGCGAACCGGAGATACGTGTGCGACACATCGCGGAACGTTATCAAGATGGCGTTCACCGTAAAAACTTAGATAAGAAGGATGGAAAATGATTGTCGAAATGAAAATACAGAACTTTTTTGACGATGACCTAGATAGCTGGGTCGTGGGCAACTGCGAAGAGCCGATGGTGTTTCATGCGGATTCGTTTTTAGACATGGTGGCGGGTGTTAACGCAATTTTGCGTGACGAATCGTTGGTTGTAGGTAACATTGAGTTTATAAAAATAAACAGCGTAACGTTGGAAGAGTTAAACGGGGGTTAGCCCTCATCCAAACGTCTGGCTTCCAGCGTGCGGTCTTCTTTCCACTCGCTAAAAATCTTGCGCAGTTGCCCGCTGATCGTGCGGTCTTCAAGCTGCGCGATCTCTTTGATTTGCTTGTAAACCGGAACCGGCACAAGCACTGATTTCCACTTAGTTGTATCCATACGCGAAAGTATAGGCTGGTCCTATACCCCTTGCAATGAAAGATTTCACGTTAATTCCTTTGTTTCGCCCCAGCTTGGGCCGATATCTATGTCGCATTTGCTGGGTACTCTTAGGGTTATGGCAGCTTCCATCACTTCTTTGATCCGCCGTGCGTGATCCACGTCTCGCACACTGCAACCCAGTTCGTCGTGTACTTGAAGCAAGGGCCGCTCACCAGCCTCGTACAGATCTACCATTGCCTGTTTAGTCATGTCGGCGGCAGATGCTTGGATCAAACGGTTGAGAGCCTTGTAGGTATATGCGCGTCGCAGCGGGGTGGTCGCCCCGTAGGCTGCTTTAGCTTCTTCCAACGGCATGGCCTTCTTGAGGTCGTAGCCCAGTGGCTCGAACATATTGAACCGGCACTTCCTACCTTTTAAAGATCGGAGGGAGCCGTCTGCTTTTTGGTCCACGGACCGTGATACGCCGTTCATCAATTCTTTAACGAAGGGCACGCGGTTGTGGTATTGCTTCGTCAGGTCTTTGGCTTCGTCAATTTCCAGATCTAGCTCGTTCGCGAGTTTGTTCACGCCCATGCCGTACATCATGCCAAGGTTAATGGTCTTGGCTTGCTTGCGGCTGATCTTAGCCATGTCTGCCACCATCGTGTGGAAGTCCATGTCCGGATCATTGGTGTAGCCGTCCACAAATTCCTGAGCACCCCCCAGCGGTTTTCTTTTCCACTCGCCAAATACGGAGGCGTAGTGGGTCAAGATCCGCGGTTCTTGCTGCGAGTAGTCTATTGCAGCCCATAGCTCTCCTTCTTCGGGCAGGAACAGGCTACGGATCAATGGCCCTAGCTCTGGATCGCGTGCCGGAATCTGCTGTAGGTTGGGGTTGGACATCGACAAACGGCCCGACACTGTACCGCCACCATCACTGCGTAGCTGGTTGATGTGGCCGTGGATACGTTTATTGGGTCCGACAAACTTCAGTATGTTGCTGATAAAGGTGCCTTGGATTTTGTTTAGGTTGCGTGCTTCTACCACCGTTTTGGCGAACGGGTGCGGGCACTCGTTAAGGAACGCTTTGGTAAAAGACGGTGCGCCTTTGGCGGTACGTGGATATGCAACTTTTAGCTTGTCGAATGCTTTGGCTAAAGAAGTTGCAGCCCAGACCTCGACGTTGAACCCTGCTTCTTTGTTCAAGGTTTGGTATGCAGCCTTCTCTCTTTTTAAAAGTGCCTGCTTGGTCACTTCGCATTTCTCTAGGTCTACGCGGATGCCTCGGTATGTCATGTCAATAAGTGCAGGCGTGAGCCGCGTTTCGAGGTCATAGATTGTTTCTAGATCTTGCTTGTTGATCTCTACGCGGAAAAATTTGTACAGATCGTAGGTAAGCCGAGCGTCTTGCTCTGCATATGGACCAACAAACTGTGCCGGAAGCTTCCAGAGTTCGCCCTTCGGATCTACACCAAAGTCTACGGCGGCTTGGGTAAGCAGCTTCTCTGACTTGGCAAGGCCGAGATAGTCGTAGGACAGGGCGTTGAGTGAGTAGCTAAACCTATTTTCGTCTAGCAGCGCAGCCATTACCATCGTGTCGATGATCTTGCCGTTCACGGGCACGTCTAATGCTTTGAGCCACCCAAGGTCGTAGGGTGCGTTGTGCATAATCTTGGGACAACCTGTGGATAACTGCTTGCCTAGCCACCTAAGTACTTGTTTTTTGTCAAGATTTCCGCCGCCTTGGTGAGCGATAGGGTAGTAGGCTTCAAAGCCGTCAGTGGCAACGGCAATGCCTACCACGTCCCCATCTTTGCGAGGCCAGCCTGCGCCCATTGTTTTTAGGTTTGGATCGCGTGTCTCAAGGTCGATGGAGATCTCTTTGGCACCAGTAAGATCTACCAGTTCAAAAGGCGCGGTCCATTCCGACTCAGGCGTAAACAGTGGGAATTGCAATTTATTTTCCTTTTGCATTTTCGTGTTCCATCAAGATTTCAGTGTAGTGCTTAACCTTCTTTAAGTCTTCGATACCGCCTTTGTCGCGCCATCGGCTGATGTATTTGACAATGTTGCCCTCTATGAACGGCATCTCGTTTGCCAGTATGTACTCCAGAGGCTGGATCTTTTGGTTCTTGTAATGCTCTCCAGCGACTTGTTCTTCTAAAGACTTCATAGCACATAGCTCCGGTAGAAATTCTGGGGTTCGATAGTGTATAAATTTTGCCGTGTTCTTGTGACGGCCACATAAAAGACGCGGTGCATAGAGTCAGGGTCTTGCTCCATGCTGGCTTCGGCTGCGGCGGTAATATCTGTGAACAGAACGACGTTGTCGGCTTCGCCACCCTTTGCGCCGTGAATCGTGGACAGGCGGATGCGGGGATTTTTTGTAAGATCTTCTCCGCGACTGACCAGCGCGTTCAAATAAGCCACGTCTACATCCGGTAGTTTGTCCAAAGCTTCTTGCCAATCCATGTCAGGAGTAGCCAGTAACCCATTGAAATCCCTAAGATATTCGTAGTCCAGCATGACTTCCGGATCGCCTATGACCTTCTTGTGACCACGGGATACCCGCACGCCGTTGCCGTTCATAAACGAATACATGGCTTTGGCTGCGTCTAGCGACAGCGGCAAACCTTGTTGTATACAGGCCCAAGCGCCGAGGGCCATGCGGATCTTCTCGCGCACACTGCGCACACCACCACCATGCTCGTAGAAATAGCCTTGGGATTTTAAAAAGTTCTGTACGGGTGACAGGAAGTAGTTGGCCTGCGCTAAGAAAAGCCATGTCCCTTCGTCCATGTCTAAGCCGCTAAAGTCGGATAGCTGCTGAAAGATACCTTCGGCCTTGCGTGGCAAGTACTTCTTAGGAAACCTACGCTTAATCCTGTTGCAGATACGCTCTGCGATTGTGTGGATGTTGGAAGGCACGCGGTAGCTCTGCTCAAGCACCTCGCTGCCGCCGTCTAAATTAATGAAGTGTTCAACGTCAGCGCCGGACCATTTGTAGATAGCTTGATCATCGTCCCCTGCGCAGTACATCCGGTCAGACTTGTTGTCGATGGCGTGAGCAATCTTCCATTGTAGGGGGGACAGATCTTGTGCTTCGTCTAGCATTGCCAGTTTAAACTCGGGACATACCGATGATGCGGAGTCTGCAAAAAGCTCTAGCATGTCGGTGTAATCAAATAGACCGTGCGTCTTCTTGTACTCAACCAAGGCCCGCGCAGCGTAATCCACTTCTAGCCACGGGTTGTTTAGTCCGCTGCTGTTGTACTCGGACTGCAAGGGCTGCTGCTTTAGCCGCGCTAGAGTAATCAAACGCAGCAGTGGGGATTCTTTCTTTAAGCTGTTGCTTAGATCTTCTTCTACTTGATCGAGGCGCGACAGGCTACCTTCGATTAGTTCTATGCCTATGCGGCGCTCTACCTCACGGTAGTGCTGCGCAGTCATAAGCTGCTCGGACTTCAGCCCCGTCAGGTTAAACGCGAGGCTGTGCATGGTGCGAAAGAACGGTAGGTCCTGCTTGGGATCTAGCCCAAACCTTGCGGCAGCACGCTCTTTAGCCTCGTTTGCCGCTTTGCGTGTAAAGGCAAAGAACGCGATCTTGCTTGGATGCGTGCCCTTTGCCAGTTCTTTCTCCACCAAGTCCAACAATGTGGTGGTCTTTCCCGTTCCGGGCGGTCCAAAGATACGTTGCATTAGTGGATTTCCCCGTTCAAACCCTCAATTACGTTAAGCTCCGCCGGATACAAGAACACCGGAGTATCTTCGCCAAAGTAAGCACAGATGACGTTGTAATCCATCCAATCAATGGCATCTTCTTTACCCCAGTTGTTGTCCTTCATCAAAATTTCTACGCATTTTTGGTAGTCATAAATCATAAAAGGGTTTTCTTCACCGGCTTTTTCACCCACACCTAGAATGGCATCGTTAAAACCATCTAATAGCTTCAAAAGGCTGGCCCTTTGCTTTGCTGATTGTCGGGCTTCCAATTGT